TTTTCCAAATTCCATCGTGCAGATTTCTACTGTACACTCTCCTGCTTTCTGCACATAATCGTATGCCGTGTCGGTATCAGAGATTTTGAATCCAAGTGTTTTCATCTTTTCGATCACCTGTTCCTCTAAGTCTTCTGGGATGTACTCTTCTTTCACAATCGCAACGAAATAACGCCTGGTTATTCCACCCTTGCTTTCTGACTTTCCCGCTCTCCTTTTTCCGAACACGATGCAGTCCCAGTTCTCGCGTCCTTGGAACCTTCCGGCACCGTAATATACATCCGGCACGATCTCTTTTAAGGCTTCTTTAATTTTGTCTTTCAATTTTCCTTACCTCTTCCAGATAGAAATACAACTCACGGTTTTTCTTATCGTGATCAACGTATATAATCGCATAGATCACATTATTAATTACCACATTATAATCGCTATCCGGTGGTATAAGATCCGGAGTTGCTATCTTAGTTGTCAGATTTGCTCCGTGCTGTTCGGCAAATTCAATGTCTTGCTGTCTTTTTAACTTTTCTGTGAAACACAAAAAGCCCAGATACTCTAAATCATCTAGGCTTTTTACATTCTTTTCCACGTCTTTTTTGCGATAAATTTCGGCAACTCCATCCCCGTAATCATTCAAGATATTCCTCGCCATATTTTACCTCGTATTTATGTCTTGCTGTAATAATATCGTTTCTGTAATTCTTATCGAATTCACATGCTATCTTGTTCCACGCATACCAGCTATACTTTAGTAGCAGCATTCGGGCGAATCCCGGTTTCGTAAAATCCATCTGATCATCTTCATGCATTCCAAGTTTGTGCATCATTATTCCAATGGCATCTTCCGTTATATCCGTAATTTCCTTCTCTGTATCATCATTCGCCCAAGTTATCCGGCATTCTCTTTTTACTGCTGCTACAAGTTTTGCTTTTTCTTCTTCGCCCATAGCTTATGCCGTTACAACGGTATCCGCAGTTTTTACAGTTACATATGCCGGATCCAGTTTGCTAATGTCCAGGACAATCGCTACTGTGTTATCGTATGGGCGGCCATTTCCGTGAAGCTTAATCTTATATGTTCTCGCATCCTGAAGGAACTTGAATTCGTCCGAATATTCAATTTTTCCGTCTTTACTTTCACCAAGCCCGAAGAAATACTCTTCCGGCAGACACAGGATAGCCTGTCCGGTTTTCACTTCGTTCGATCTCACAACTTCTGTCGGGAACGGGAATAAATCTCTGGCGTATGTTCCGCCTGTTGTCAGTGCCGTAGTTGCCGGCATGATCTTGTTGAGGTAGTCTACCTGGTTGCAGATCATCAGCACTTCGTCAAAACTTCTCATACGTCCTTTTTCTGTGACTGCCAATTTTGCCACAAGTGGTCCATAATTTGCCGGGAGGAAATTTGTTACCTGGATTGCTGTTTTTTCCGGATATCCGGTTGATGTCGAAAAGCTTACTCCTTCATGGATATCTCTGTTCAGTCCGACCGGTTCATCTTTTCCACTTCCTGATACGATTGCTTTTTCGAGTGCTACATATAACGCCTCTTTCAGGATGGTACGGATATAGTTATCCAGGAATGAAGGTCCGAGATCCAACATATCCTTTGGGATTACCGCATAAGCTGTCAGCTTCAGCAATGTAATCTCTACGCCCTTAAATGCAGATTCAATCTCCTGTGTAATCTCGCCATTAATCTGTCCCCAAGCTGCTTTCTGTCTTGTGTGATCATTTAACAGCCATTTTGTGAGATATTTTACATTTTGGAATGTAATCTTTTCTAACAATGGATGTTCTTCCAGCAGATTTCTGTACACATCCTCGATAATAGTTTCCGGCATTCCGCCATCCGTTGTAATCAGATCTGTGAACGCCTGTTTCGGATCACTTGCCTTTCCGGCTTTTGCAAGGTTCTGATAGAACTCTGTCTCTTCGCTCGTGAGCTGTCTGTAACCTCTCTGAGCAAGTACATTCGTATCAGTGCTGTACATCTCAAAGTCTGTCTTTACTTTTTCCGTAATGGCATCAATTACCTGCCCCCAGGCTTTTTTCCCTTCCTCTTCGTTTCCGCTCTGCAGTGCGCTCTGCAGAGCCGCCACTGCCTCTCTCTGTTTTGTGTCCGCAATGTTTCCTAACATTCTTTTTTCTCCCTTCTTTTTACATTGAAAACATGTTAAAAAATGTCTGCATAGAGACATCTTTTTCTTCTTTTTCCGGTTTTGTCAGCTCTTCGAATTCTTTCAACTGATTTGAGAAATTTGACTGTTTAATCTTATCTCTCATTTTTTCAATTTCTTTCGAAGACTGCATCGCCTCGTCAATCTCTACCGTAGTTTGGCCGGCAATCTCATCAATCACGCCGATCTCCAGAGCTCTGTCCGGATCAAGCAGTGTTTCCTTGTCCATGATGTCTTTTAACTCCTCTTCCGTGATCTTCCCGCCACACCGATTCATGAAAAGAGATCTGGAAGCTTTCATCCATGCATCCAGCTTGTCCGCCTGGTTCCTGAGTTCGTCCGCATTGCCTACGGCTACTGTCCACATATTGTGAAGGACCATTCCCGTTCCCTCCCCCATCACGCGGTGATCGCATGCCTGGAGAATCGTAGCAGCGATACTGTTCGCTACTCCGTCCACATAACCCGTCTTGTATGCTTTGCAACGTTTCAGGTTTGTGAAAATGGCAGTTCCTTCTTTCACAGATCCACCATCTGAATTGATATACAGCTCAATAGTGTCAGAATCTGACACGCCCTCTAACAATTCTCGGAAATGGTTTGCCGAAGTCTCGGACTCGTCATATTCCAATGTCTTCCAGTTAAAGTCTCCTTTCGCTTTTACTTCGTCATACAGGTAGATTTTATGTACTGTTCCAACCTGCTGGTGTGCAAAGCAAATTCCACCGATCTTATTCATCCTCCTCACCCCCTTTCGCTGCTGTCCTTGTGCTGTCTGCTTCCCTGAAGTTATTCGTAACATAATACGTTTTGCTCCACGGTGTGTTTAATGGTACCAAGCTTAATTCCTCCCTTGCTTCGTCTGTATTTATGATCGCTGAGCCGATCAGCTTCTCTACATTGGCTGCACTCTCAAACAGATCTCTGTGTTTGATTCCGCCCGTGTAGCACTGGTAATAATTCCCGTTCATGTACTCGTAGACGGTCGCACGCTTATTTAGTACTTCCGAAATGGTATTTGCCAGCGGATTTACCCCAAACGTCAGGAACACGTCACACACCTCTTTCAGGTTCGTGATATTCCCCATCATCATAGACATTGGAATCTTGAACGCCTGTCCGACCATTTCAAAAATATCTTTCCGGATATTCACGAAATCATCGGAGGTTTTCGGGGATTTTGTGGATTGCTCTTCCAGTATCCCGTCATCATACTCCACGTACGTAGCGTATTCATTTTCCATGTAATCTTTGATATTTTTGGCAACAACTTTCTTGAATTGTTCTTGGAACTCATCATCCCCGGCTTTAATTGCGTCTATCTTATATTTGAACTTCCTTCCGTTTGTATCCTTGAAAGTTCTCGCTGCTGTTTCCAGGAGCTTCCCGTATTCCCGGTACACTCCATCAATTAGCGTCTGTGCACATTCGTCCTCCATCCGGAACAGATATACTTCCTCCGCCCGGAACGTCCGGTTAAGCTGTAAGCCCCCGGATAATACAACACCACCGTAGATATTCCCTAAAACTGGTCTTTCCTGCACGACCGTAAAATCTTCTGCACAATGTAGTTCTCCATTTAGTTCGACTACCAGTGCGCCTTTTTTCGTTCGTGTCATTTTCCTGATAACTCTGTGCCAGAAATAATTGCTGTTTTCATTTTTATTCGGTGCTACGTTCAGCAAATAATAATCCTGATCTTTTACAGGTTTCCCCTTGTTGAACACTCTCATTTCTGCCATGCTGACTGCATTTGCTAAATACGAGCTCGCTGTGTATATTGCCAGTTCTTTATAGTAGATCGATGCGGGTATATCTATTACAATCGTCTCTCCATTTGTTCCGGTAACCCCTAAAAGTTTATTCAGGAAGTTTACGACTCCCATGCTATGCCTCCTAACATACTGTGCTTATTCTATTCTTAATAATTCTTCTTTGTTTGATTCTTTCTTCATTCGTGACTGCTGCCACGAACGCTTTAAAACCGTCCGTTTTTCGTGAACGCGGCTCTATTTTTTCATATGTGACATTGCCTTTTTTGTCTGTCACCGCTTTTGAGTTCCATGTGTACCAGCGCATGATCTTGCTGGTTCCCCAGGCAATCAATCCACGCGCGAACATATACCCAATTACCGGAGCAACTTTCATTTCATCGCTCGGTCTGATCAGTTTCAGATTCCTCTTTTCATCCGAAAATCCTATTTTGCCAAGTGCTTCTCTGAGCCATGTCTGCCGGAAGTTATCCATCACCACGGATTCGATTTTGTATAGCTTCGATTTTTCTAGAAGCCAGTCTGTCACATACTCCGGATCTATCTCCACGTCGTCCACCATCGTCAATACTCCTTCTTCTTCAGCTTCTTTCAGCGGGTATTTGATCCTCGGAAGATCTCTCGATTTCTTACATACCCACGTATGATGCATCCAATATCGTTTATCTCCGACTTTAAACAGCAACCCGGCGGCTACAAAATCATTCGTTTTGGAATAATCAATTCCAGCTACGCAAGAATGATTACGAAGATCCGGGAGGCTTCTGGTTGCTTTTTCTAGGTTTTTCCATTCTGTCACACAATACTGCGTTTCCCCTGGCGGCCGGTTCATTCGTTTAGTCATGAATGACGTGTGATTTACCGGATCCAACTTGTACTCTTCATATTCCATCCGCATTTCTGTCAGGAGAGTTGGGAAGTTTCTCAAGGATGGATTTGCTTTCTGCCATTTTTCCTCATCCTTTACTTCTTCCGGATCATCCAGCCAACAGATGAACGGCAGTTTCCCGTTATCCGGAATCTCTCCTTTCAAGATCTGTAGGCAAGTTTCCAGTAATTCATCTAGCGGGCCATCCCGGATATCCCCCTGCGTGGATATGACTGTTCGTCTCGGAAAGTCTTTCTTTCCAAGTCCTCCAGTCGCTACCTCGATCAGCTTATAGTCCTTGTATGCATGGTATTCGTCAAAATCTACTTTCCCCGGTCTACCTCCATCTTTTGTGTCCGGTGCACGGGTGTGGTATTTGATCTTCGATCTTGTCCGAATGTTGGTGATACATTCCAAATTCCACTTGAACGTATTTTTGAAGAATCTTTTGTTGTCCTCCAAGATGTTATATATATCTTCGAATGTCGTTTTTGCCTGGTCCTCTGATGTAGCGAATATGTCGATGTGGTATTCTTTCACTCCGTTGACTGGTGTGACCAACGCAAAATCTTCAAACGCAAGATATCCGTTCTTTCCTGCCCCGCGTCCAACTAAAATTATCAGATATGGGAATCTCAACTGGCCGTCTTCTCTTTTATACACGCAGTTATGCAAAGCGAAGCAGAACTGTTCCCACGGTAACAGCTTGTACGGGAAGTACTTTTCCAGTCCCAGGTATCTTTCTAATTGTTCTTTATCTACATAGACATCTTCCTCCGCGAATACTTTTTCCACAAAATCGCAAAGAAGCAGCTGCTCCTCGCAAACAACTGCTTCGTCACTTCTTACGAATTCAATATACTGGTCAATCTGTTTACAGATCTTCATCGATTACTTCATTTCCTGTTGGTTCATCCGTCGTCAGTCCTAACTCCTTCAGGATGCTCAACATCTGCTTTTCTACAGCCACCATATCTTTCACAGACTGGTTCTGTTTTGTGATCTCGAATCCGTTTGCAGAAAGTGTCTTGTACGACACTCCACGTTCCTTTATGTCCTCTTGTAGAGCCTTTTTTGTGTCGTAAAACTCCATATAATCATCAATTATGTCCAAAAAATGTGCCGTTTCTGCACCTTTTGCACGTAATTGTTTGATTAAACTGGATTTAATTTTTTCTTTGATTTCGTCCATTTCGCGGGCTTTTTTCGACTTTCGCGCCATATATTTCACCACCAACTTTTTTCCATTTTTTATCACGCGCGAGTCAGCGCGGTTCAGGCGTGCCCCCTACCCGTTGTAAGCGTCCCCCACAGATTTAGGGTATAGGGGGTACCGGGGGTACCTTTGTAAAAAATTTTTCAGAATACATTCCATCCACATCGTCCAACACAATGAATCTGTTACAGCAGGACGTTCGAACCTCCAGAACCTTGTGTTCCTTCTCTCCGAACAGCTTCGCATATCCATATGCTATTGCTCTCCTGTATCCGTGTCCCGTAAACGTAACACGATCTCCAACCTTTATCTCTTCTTCTACCATCGTTCTTCATTCACCTGCTTCACCTTCCTGTACTTCATTCTTTCGTGCGCTCTGTCGTGACAGTCATGACAGAGTGGTATCAGATTCCTGTACTGCTTTCCTCTGTACTCATAGAACTCACACAGTGCAAGCTCCGGATGCGTCTTGACGTACTGTACGTGATGCACTGTCTCAGCTCTTGATACTTTTCCTTTCTCCTTGCACCACTGGCATTCATGATGGAACTTATCCAGTACATTGTTCTTTAATGCAATCCACTCTTTGCTCTTATAGAATCGGTACAGCTTATTCTCTTCTATCAGTTTCTTTATCTCTTGTTGTGTCCATTCCATAATTGCTGGAACAGGATTCGAACCTGTGTCCTCCGGCTATTAAGACCGGCGTGCTCCCTTTCCGCACCCTCCAGCTCCACTATAACCGGCAGTCACAACGTCTCTGATCTACCATCAATAACGTCTTGTGTCTGCCTTTGTAACAGCACTCCCAGTGATATTCTTTTCCCTGATCTGTGTAGATCCTTTTGCAGAACTCACAGTCTTTACACTTGGGAATCTGCTTCTGCCCTTCTCTTCTATTGCTCATATATCCAGGGCAACTTTCTTCTGCAGGACAATGTTCTTTCTTGCTAAGCTTCCAGTAATGTATGCAACCTTTATTCTTGCACGTAACTATCATAATTCCTCCACGCAAAAGAGCACCTGGATTTCTCCAAGTGCTCTTTCTTTATCCGTTATTTACTTCCTCGATGAACTCTTTCATCATCTTCGTGAGCTGTCCTGCGGCACTCACTCCCGCTTTCTTGCAGGCTTCTGCATATTCGTCCACAACTTCTTTCTTGAGTTTGTAGGACTTTGATACCCAGCCTGCCTTCTTCTCGTATCTTTTGGTGGCAATCGTCTGCGCTTTAGGATTCCCGACCGGCATTATCTTCCCTCCTCTTCTTAAGTTCCGAGGCTATATCTATCATCATGTATGCTGATGCAAGCATAAGCAATACACTACTATAGATGTTCTTTCCGGATCCAAAGAATATTACAATCGCCGCAAACAAAAACAATTCACTGAATCTTATTCTTTTCATATCCTGTCAGATGGGTTATAATCTTTACAAGAGGTAAGGGCTTTCGCCCTTTCCCCTATTTGAGAGCTGTAATCAAGCTTGCTAACCCTGTCAAGAATGTTCCGAGCGCAATCAGAAATTCTATCAGTAGCTTTATTGCAGTTCTCTTTTTCTTTCGTTTTTTCTTTCCCATCTGCATCTCACCTCCTTATGTATATATAATATCATATGGTGCACCATATGTCAACAGTTTTATGCTTCTTTTTATATTTTTATTAACTGCTGCCACCCTTCGGGTAAATATCAGCACCTCTGTTTTACTTCTCTATGCATAAAAAGGATGGCCACAATCTCTCGACTGCTGCCACCCTTCGGGTGAGTATGTCCTTTGTTCTTTTTTTCTTGATGTTACCATAATAACACACTTTCTTGTATCCTGAGTCCCCCTCTTTTTAAATTTTCTTTGACATCAGGTAATAGAACTTCCTCCTTCGCTCATAATACATCTTTTTCCCGCATGGAATCTTTTTGGAATCTCTTAAGTATCTATATGTTGCATAGTCTGTTGTAACCCCTTCCAGAATCCACGGATAGATTACTGCGTCTGCTTCGATTGCTGTCTGTTCAATCCGTTTACATTTTTCCTCCAGCTCCATACGTTTAATAGCCAGGTGTTCCGTCTGCGACGCCTGGCTTGGACTTCCTTTTCCTTCCTGACCATATTGCATGGCTTTTATGGTGTTTGTAAGTTCTGCAAGTTCCCTTCTCCATTTTGGATACTGTAAGCAATGGTATTTTATCTCCAAAAATCTATTCGTATCAATACCGTACTTATCTTTGTTGATTGGTCTCATTTTCAACTTTAAATTTCCTCCCTGTCCGCCTGTCTTTTATTATCAAGATATCAAATCCGAACAGACTTGCTATATCCTGTAGATCGGTCAGTGCTCTGCGCATGTGGTAGGGCATCTGGTTGTATCTGTGCAGTGCTTTGTCTGCTGTCGGATCTTTATAACCTTCATGGTTCATAGTTCTCCTTTCCGTGATTCACACATTGTTTTATACATTTTTCAATTTTATCTTTGCACGCTTCACAATATTCTTTCGGTCCATACATATCTTGCATCGCCTGTCTCATGTTATGTTCGTACGCTTTTGCCGTTCCGCCTGGTCCGTCACATCCTGCGTATATTCTTATTGTGTAATACGTTGCGCCTATCGGCATCCCGCATCCGTCACATATATGTTGCCTCATTTTATTCACCTACCACAATGCTCTCTTTCTTTTACGTCCTTTTACGTATACTGTGCAGTTTTCTACCGCGCACCCTCTGCTATGTCCTTCTACTCCAATATAGTTACAACCACCCAAGCCGGTTCTGCATGCTCTGTAGATGCACGTCCTGCATTGGTGCCTATCTTCATTTGGTCCTGCTTCCTTGCTCCTAACTTTTTTTTCTCACGTGGTTCTCCTTTCTCCTCCGACTGCTGCCGTCCGGCTTTCGCCGGAGGGAATCTATATCAACCGGTTGCTGTCGTGATACAATTACCGGCAAGTGCAAGCTATTCTATTTTCTCTGCCATCCAATCCAGTAATCTGATGATCGTCTTATATAGCCATGTCTTCTTTGATTCTGCTTTCAGTACATCACGAGCTCTTTCAAATTTGCGTTGGCTGTCCTCACGCTTTTTATATTCCTCGTATTTGCACATCTGCCACCATTCGCAGAATATGCAGCAGTGCGAACAGTTTTTCTTTCCGGCTTTCATGATCCAGTGTTTTAATCGTTTTCTGAATTCTTTTGGCATTATTCTTTCAGTTCCCCTCTTATGTATTTTAAGAAGTCCTCTATTCCCTGTGTATAGCCTTCCTGGTACTTCTGGACCTTTTCAAGTTCCCTGCTACATTTTGTGTTCACTTCATGCTGCAATCTATTGGCCGTTTCTTCCATCTGGTCGTCTGGTTCTTTTTCTTCTGTCTCTTTCTCTCTTGCAGAGACTTTCATCTCTTCTATTTCTCTTTGTTTTTCTTCCAGTTCTTTCTTGAGCGTTCTTATTTCTTCGCAATCCGCATTGTCATTTTGTCGTTCAATTCCAAGCGTTGCCAGCATCGCATTATCTATATCCTGTATTTCCTTTTCTGTACATGTTCTGATATACTCTCCGAATCGGTCAAGATAGGCGAATGACAGTTTCTCACATATTGCTACTGATGGTGTCATGCACATAACTTTTACATGTGTCGAAGAAGAATTCTCTTCTTTATTCGTCAGCCATGCTACTTGCGCACAGCCGGTTTCTTCTATCACTTCTGTCGCTGATACTACGACCGCTGGTGATTTCTCTCCTGTCTTACCTTTTTCAATATAGAATATATCTCCTTTGTATACTTCCATGTTATTTACCCCCCCCTGTGTTTATTATTGCTTTGAATGCCGTCGGATCATAATAGCCGGATCCGTTCTTCTTTATATCATTTTTCATCCTTGTCAGTACCTCCGCCCCGTTTTATAATTTCAATCGCATGATTTATTTCTACGTAATCCGAACACGTTCCAAACAGTTCAAATTCTACGGCGCTATCTTTCAATTCTTCTATCACTTTGTCCGGATCGTATGCTGTAGTATAATTTTTCAGTATCCGAATTTCTATTTTGCAATCCGTTATGTTTCTCTCAAGCTTCCGGATATTTTTATCTATGTCATATAGATTTTTTCTTGGTATTTTTCTTGATCTCCATTGTTCAATTATTTTTTCTGTGTGTTGTATCTCTTCTTCAATTTTCTTTATTTCTGCATCGGTATCTATCAGTCTCATCTCATCACCTCTTGTAGTTCTCTGTTCCCATAGTACAGAGCGCATTCCTTACATTTGTCTATCGGTTCTCCTCCACCATTGCACGTTCGCAAGCCAGCGCATCTATCTTCTTCGTATCCTGGATGCTCATATTGGTGTGCCAGATAGCAGTTATCAATTCCTTGTTTTACTGTTATGTTCATCTCTATTATTCCTTTCTTTGTGGTTCATCCTCTTTCATATATATTTCAATTTCTTCGCCACACGTTCGTATCACGTCTACCTCGCTTTCCAGTAATAATATGCTTAAATACTTTCTTGCATTTTCCGGTTCCATTCTGCCGATGCAGTCTCTCTCTTTGTTGTAGATGTTCAACATTTCTCTATCATCTATTTTTTTCAGTAATTCTTTCAGTTTCATTCCCGTTATCTCCATCTTCGTTTTTCTAAAAATCAAATACTATTTCCGGTGCTTTTATAAATTTCGCGCCGCATTCCTCTGTGTTCTTCCGTTCTATCTTTCTGATCATCTCTGTTATCTCTTTGTCCGAGTCTTTACAGTATGCGTATCCATCCGGTGCGTAGATGCCTTTTACCTTTCCGTTTATGCGATCCAGTATTGTTTGATAGCTCATGTAGTTCTGCCGTGCAGCTTCTCTCGCCGATTTATAGAATGCTACGATTTCGCCGTCTTGGTTGATTTTTGCTACCTTGGTTGCTCTTCCATTCATCTGTCCAGTTTTTCTGGATAGTTCTTTTTTGGCGATTACTCCGATATTGCCAAGTATGTCGTCAGTTTTAATTCCATTCTTGTGATACGTTACATATCCTTTCGGAAGATCTCCGATGAACGTGATCCGCATCAGGCTCATGACTACTACCTCTTTCCTTTTCAGCTTAATTAGTCTTTTTCCCTGATTATTCTTCTTTACATACGGTTTTAGGTACTTATACTTTCCATTCCCTAATTTCTTTCGTATGTCTGCCCAGTAATTAATCTGGTATATTCCATCATAACCTGGAATATCGTACCAACCTTTTGGGTTTACATTTTTGATCCTCATAGATATCACGCATTCTTTTGTAACCATTTCAAAAATTCTACCAAATACGTTTCACTGTCCGGAGCATGCACGTACTGCTTATCATATGTTTTTTTATTTCCATACGCTTTTTTATTTTTTTCTAACAGATGGAAATAGCAGCTGTCTCTTTTCTCTTCGCCGTTCCATTCCATTATTCGGTCCGGATATTCAGTAACCACAAGCCTGCTGCCGTCAGCGAAATCGTATTTATAATAATTTACATTTATGTTTTTATCTGTGTACCATAATCCCCAAGTTTTATAATTTTTCAGCCATTCTTTTCGCTGATCATTGTTCTTGAACTTTGGAAGTTTTGGCTGTTCCGGTTCTTTTGGTGAATTCATTGCCGTGTCCAGATCATTGATATATCCGGCCAGTGCCGCAATCATTACCTTGTACGTCCGCACCCGGATGTCATTGATATCCATGTGTCCTTTCGCCATTTCCAGATAGTTCCTGTATTTTTGATTTTCTTCCCTGGCAATATCAAGATCTGTTTTCCCAGATTTCTTTTCATGTAGTTGTGTCTCTTCCAGAAGTCGTTCCTGCGTTTCTTCTTTGTCCTGGTATCTATATTCATTTTCTTTCTCTGCAGATTCTTCTTCCAGGCCAGATACTGCATAGGTGTCAGGTGTTTCAATCTCTTCGGTTTCTTCGCTTTTTTCTTCCTGTTCTTCATTTTTCTCCTTTTTTTCTGTTTCTCCTTTTACGTTTTCCTCCAACACTTTTTTGATGGCTCCTGTTAAATCGAGCCAATGGAAATTTCCTCTGTTTTCGTTATCTATCCACAATTGGATATATCCGCAATACATCCTTATTTCCCCGACATCTTTCCCGTCAGTTCCTTCAAACACCCAAGTTCTTCCAGATACTCCCGGATGCAGATTTTGTTTTATCAGTTCATTGCACATTCTTATATTCTGCCCTGTTATCTGTTCCGCATTTTCACGGAACCAGTATTTGTATGTGCTCACCATTTCTCTCGCTACTAATTCCAGATACTCTCTTTCCTCTTCTGTTGGGACACGTACCATCACCGCTTCATTCTGATCAGTATTTTCTTCCGGTGTCAGATTCTGACACGCACCGTCATTTATATCTTCGATGCTCAGCTGTCCATCAATTTGTTCTTCTTCTGCTTTTTTCTGCTCTTCGGCATATTCTTTCACATCTTTGTATGTCAGTCCCTTTTCCCGGTGATGCTCCAGCATATCCTCTTGGATATCCTCGGACATCTTGCTAATCTCATACGCGGCCGAAAATGTTAATCGTCCCTCTTTTAATTCTTCTGTGAACTCTGGGATCAGTTTCTTGTTAATTGACTCGATCTGTCCGATCTTGGTGGATGATACCTGCATCATGTTGGCTATGACATCCCGCAAACGTCCGCTGTCCAACTTGTAACCATGAAGTGTCAGTCCATTCTCTTTCATGTATTTCAGTGTTTCTTCCAGTGTCTTCTGTTCTTCCAGGATATCTGCTACCGTTTTATTCCGGTACGTATTTGCTATGATTAACTGGATCATCTCTTCATGCTCTTCTGCAGGTGTCTTGATCTGGCAGGATGCTATGGAGAATTCTTCATAGCCTTTTTCTACCAAGAGCGTCAATGCTCTCCATCTTCGTTCTCCGGCTATGATGCGGTATTCGCCACGATCGCAAGGATCGTGGACTACCGTCAAGTTCTCCAATAAGCCTACGGCAAGGATATCCTGTGCCAACTGCTCGATGTCCGGGATAGAGTAGAAATTCTTGTCATTGCTGTACATCTGCTTAATTGCAATATCCTTTGTCCGGAATCTTGCTTTTGTTTTATTGTCTTCTGCTGCCGCCTTCGTCTTATTGTTCAATGCGTCCATTACGTTCCATCCAGTAGCCATCTATCTATTCCTCCTTACTCTTTTCCAGGATGCTCCCTTGTTCTTCTTCCGGTTTTCCGATAGACTTCTGGTGGTTATTACTACCGGATCGTTACTCTCTTTCAGTTTTTTCCGCATTGCCCTAAACCGGCTGTTCATCCGTCTAATGCTGTCGTTCATTGTTTTCCTAAAGCATCGTGTTGCAATCGTAACTCTTTCACGCTCTTCCTGCGTCAGGATGTCTTCTATCGGCTTATTAATTCTACATATTGTTTCCAGTACACTTTCAGGCAATCTCAGTCCTGTCTCTATCGGTTTCATTGGATTAAAAACTGGCATGTTCATCCGCTTGTCCAGAAAGGTGTGTGTGTTCATTTTGCCCGGATCTCTTAAAAGTACCGCCGGGATTCTTCCTTCCGGTGGGTTACACCCGTGAATCTTCTTGTATAATTTCTTCGCCTGTCTCTTATTCATCCTGTTCACCCTCCAGATTTCTTAAGAGTTCATACGCGACTGCTCTGTAATCCTTGGTTGCTATACACCCCCTAGAGAACTTTGGAAGCGGTACATGTGCGATTGTGGATTTTTCTGCTACTACAGATCTTCGGATTACTGTCTGGAAACAATCGTGTCCGGAATTTTCTTTTAACCACTCTTCTACCTGCAGTGTTGTTTTATTCTTCTGCCTCATTGTGATCAGGACTTTCATCCGGATCCGATCGTTGAACTTCCGGATGCTTTCCAGCTGTTCATCCATGTTGTCAGCTGCTTCAATTTCGAATCCCCCGAGTTTCACCGGTACGATCACGAGATCTGCTGCCACCAGTGCATTCATCACTGTCATGTCCATAATCAGACCACAATCGATGACACAGTAATCGTAAGCAGCTGCTACGTCTTCTAAGTCTTCTGCTAGTCTTAAGATCTGATTTCCTTCCTCCGTCTTCATCAGATACATGTTGGTATTCATCAGATAGCCGTTACACGGGATAATATCTATCCGGTCGTACGGTGTTGTCTTGATCAGTTCGGATGTAGTGTACGTACCACCTTCCCGTTCATGGTTCTCCAGCAGATCCGGAAGTCCTCTTCCTTCCGGATCATATGCCCCGTAGAGCATAGATATATTCCCCTGCTGATCAGCATCGATCACCAGTACTTTCTTTTCTTGTTCCTGTCCCAGAATATAGGCAATGGATGCGGCCGTCATAGTCTTGCCGATCCCGCCTTTCTGGTTCATTACTGCAATTATTTTCATGATACTTTTGCCTCCTGTTCTTCCGTTCTCTCCCATTCCACCAGGCTTTCTGTTGCCCTTCTATAGCACTCTATCCAGCTTTCATCACTTTCTACTTTCAGGATCTGTTTCTTATGGATGCCTATCCCTTCAAAGATCTGGATACTTCCTCCGTGGTTCAGTGTGAATCTTGTCTTTACCCGGAGCTCTCTTCCCTGTTTGATCATGTTATATACTTCATAGAACTCTCTTATGCTCTGCCGTTCTCTGTCGTCCATTCTTCCACCTCTTTCGGTGCTCTGCGCTTTAGCTCTTTAATCTTTCCTTCGTTCCAGATACTGTCATTTGGTTCCAACATTTCCATCATGTTGTCTAACTGTAGATATTCTTCCAAGACTGTGATTGCGTCTCCGGCCGTATAGCAAGAAGCTACGTAGTGCCCATTTTTTGCCATGTCGTGCAGAAACTCTATCTGGCTGTCCTGATGTCTGCCGGTCCCGTATTTCATTTCGATGTACAGTCCGATGTATACCCCTTTGGCATACGGAAGATGCAGATCTGACACCCCGGACTTTACTCCCATGCTCTTAAGCTTTACTGCTTCCGCTTTGTTCCTGCTGCCGCCGTTCGGGATATGATGCAACCATTTCAGTTCCGGATAACGGTTCTCATTCCATGCCGCCCAGTTGCATACGTGAATCTGTTCTGTATCTTCACTTTTTCTCATGTTTTTAAGCTTCATCAAGGTCCCCCTCTTTCTTCCGACCGAATTCATCTATGCCTTCCCAGTTGAATCTCTGTCCGCAATTAGAACAATAGTTATCACATTTCTTTTGTGCAAAGTGTACCCTTGATTCCCTACGTATTTTCCCGCAGTTTTTGCATCTATAAGCAACCACATATGGATTCACGTCTAATATCTCCGGCTCTTCGCATTCACATGCCACTGCTTTTTCAGCGGCATCCATATTGCACGTTTCTCCGACATCCAGTACCAGAACTGGGTACGAAAACATATCAAGCCAGTTTCCGTCTTTTATCTGGTATTTCTTCCTGTTCTTTGTATCTACTACCATCGTGCCGATCCCGGCATCGTCTGGATATCCGCTCAAATATTTCATCATCTGTTTTACCGTTATACCCATTTATCAAATCCTCCTGTTTAATTTAATCATCGTGTATCTCCTGTATTTGTACCCTGTCTTCGGGTTAATACCTTCCCACATCCTTGCTATGTAGTAGCCTTTCTTCGGCTTTATCTCTTTCTTCCACCTGTAGAGCTTGTCCGGATGTGGTTTCGGAAGTGGCATATTCTGGGATCCGTGGAAGTCCGACTCTTTAATCCTTGGTTTGGACTGTGTGCCGTCTTTCTTCGTTTCCGTGATATGCTCGTCTTTTGTGAGATATTCTGCAAGCTTTAACATGTCTTCACCGTAGTAATCGCTGTCTTTTATCTTTGTCAGCCACGTACCGCCTTTATCCCATGCGTTCTGTACAATGCTGGCGGTATCTCCTACCTCTTTGATCACAAAATGTATATGCCAGGCTCCTTTTGTTCCTCTTTCGATGTTCCGCATATAGAAGTTTTCGTAACCTCTTTTGCGGATCTCTCTCCTTACTTTCCGCATCGCTTCCGCAAAATGTTTTTTTGCCTCCTTCATTGTTGCCGGTCTGTTCGCTACTTTGTATGTCCAGGTGACCAATAGATCGTTCGGTTCGAAGTATTCCAAGAGACGCATCTGACACCGTTTCGTCTTATTCCATTTATTTACTCTTGCAATGTCTTCTTTTGTAGCTTTCTTCTTTTTCTTTCTTGGTAATCCCTTCGCCCCATACTTCCCGTCATGGTACTCTTGTACGATCAGGACATCTCCTTTTCTCAGCTTATATGTCACTCTTTTTATCATGCTGTCGGTCCTTATCTTAATATCTTTATCAAGTGCTTAACGGGGGTATTGCCCCCCTGATTTTCTTCGGATATTTAGTGAAAAGACGGCAATATGATGCATTGACTTTCCCGAAAGTTCGTTCTATAATTTTTATAGATGTATTGAACTTTTACCCCAATTGGTTGTGAGGGTCTCGGGAAAATCAATGCATTGTGTGCCTTCAGGAGCTTCACCCAGTTTCCTGAAGGCTTTTTCTTTTATGATGCTTTCGCCATCTTTTCTTCCATGCATCTGGCAATGAGATCTGAAAAATCACGAATGATGCGCTGGATCTCATCCTGGCTTTTATCTTTATACGCTTCATCTGATATATGACACGTACATCCGTTTGTTACGATCGTCTCTACAATCATGCTATGTACCTCCTTTTTATCTATATATGCTCACTTGCTTGTATCTGTTGTTACTTTCTTTACTTCCATACGATATCTAATGGTCCCGCTGCTCTGCAGTAAAACAGGAGCAAGAGCCATATTACTTCTGTAATCAGTAGCGTTGCTTCAATCTCAATAATCTTAATTGTTCTGATCACCTTATTTTTCCGGATATGTCTTTTCATATTTGTTATCCCTCAATTCTTTGTGTCGTGCTTTTGTCCTGCATGGCCCCCATTGCAGCACCCATTCGGATTAGTTCTTCCCTCGTCATTTTTCTGTTTTTTCCTGCTTTTTCTTCATTGTCTTCTGTAAATATCCGGTGTTTTTGGATAAAGCATTCAAAGAAAAAGTCTTGTTCCTCCTTCCATAAGTCGCAGTAAAATTCGTGCTCTATACGAATTTGTAACGCTTCCGCTTTTGTGCATTCGATTATTCTGGTCGTTCTCTTTCCAGCGCCTTTTTTGTATTCGTACATTTTCTCTTTTATTTTCTTTCCGAGAATCTTGTACCCTACCTGCAGTAGCAGTCTTCTCTCAAATTCCCCGTGGAACGTGAATTCATACTTTTCTTCTGTCTCGTCTGACAGTTCCTCTTCTTCCACATCGTACTTTTGCATCAGCTGTTTCAGTTTCTTCTGAGCTGTTTCTTTTTCTCCGCCAACACCCTGTTCTGCCAAGGTTTTCAGTTTCTTTAGGAGATCAATTTTCTTCTGATCCATCATTCTCTCTTGTTTCCTTCTTTCGCCATTACGTTCTGGATTTTCTCGATTTCGTCGCGCAGCTCTCTGATAGCACATCTCAGATTCTCTTCCGCATCGTCGATGTGTCTTGAAGGATATTCCCATCCGTCCAGCATTCTTAATACATCATGTAATGTCTGCTGCATCTGTGCTTTCTCTACCAGATCCGGAATAAGTTCATCTGGATCCTGTGTTCTTTTCTTCGAATACGGGTTTTCTTCTTCTGGTTCTTCCTGGCTTTTTACCATAATGCAGAGTCCGTTACGCTCGCTTAGTTTATATGCACCAACCTCTCTTTCGAGATATTTTGTTATCCATCTGCTACTAGCGCAAACATCTACTCTTTTTCCTGCAGACAGATCTATTATGGAAATCGGTGTATTTTTACATATCAGTCCGGTGTCCAGATGCATCTTGACGATCTCTCTTACTCTTTTGTTCATGATGCGTCACCTCCCATCTTTAAAGCGCACCGTGTGCATGCAGCTCCATCCAATCCATTGTAGAGAATAAGAGCTTCGTCTTCTGGTCTCTTCCAACACATATCACCGCAGATCGGACAGTGGATTTTCCTCCATCCTTTCTTACCGTTTGGTATATTGTCTGCTAATGGCATACACAGCCACCCGCCTTTGTCGGTTGCTTTTCGGGGCTGTATGGTTGCGGTGATGTTGCTTTTTTTGTCTTTTCATCATTCTTCCTCGCTTTTTTTCTTTGACATTCTTCTGTTCCACTCTTCGACAGCTCTGTCTCTTTCATCTTTTGTTATTTTCAGCTCGCCGTTTTCAAGTGTGGCTCTTAATTCATGTACCCACGGAAGACACGTTCCACATTCCGAGCATTCGATTCCAAATGTAAAACTTACATCATGATGAGTGGATCCATTGGTTATTGTTATCATGTTTGCCTTTCCACCGCAAAACGGGCATGGCATTAATCTTTCGTTATAATTCATCTGGTTCACCTTCTTTCTCCTTTTCTTCGTTACATACACCTCTGACGGCTCTTGCGAATTCCTGGGTGTTGATAACTACACCTGCGCTGTTCTGAAGTGTCTGGATTTTATGCAGCAGTTCTTTTAGTAATGCTGTCTGGTACATGATTTCTTTTCCAATCATAGTATCCGGATCAACGCACACTCTGAAACGGCGTTTCTTCTCTTCTTTTTGAACTTCATTTCTCTGGATTTCTGCAAATCTGGAGATTGCTTCATTAAGGTCTTGTCGTTTTTGTTCCGTTCGGTGTGGCGGTATGATCTGAAGCTTTGAATCCGCTGTTTCGTATCGTTCCTCCATTCCTACCCGGACAGCCTGATCTGATACATTCCCGGTCTCTTTTACTTTGTATTTGTTCTCTCTGAGTTTTGTAGTTCTTTTCTGGCTGTTTTCAGCTCTCATCGGTTCCCCGCAGTTCGGGCAGTAATTTGCATTCTCTGGAAGTTCAGAGAAGCATTTATAACACAGTCTTTTCATTTGTTACCTCCTGATTATCTATAAAGAAAAGAGTAAGAGTTTTAACAGGATCATTAACACTTCGCCGATTACCGGTGTCAGCATTATAATGATTATGACTACTCTTGTTTCACGTCTGTACTCTTTTAATGCTCTGAGCAACTGCTTTTCGTCTTTTTCTTTCTCTTTCATAATCGCTTTCATGGCTGTATTTTCACGTTTGCATACCGCTATTTCGCCTTTTAAATCAAGCCATTCCTTTTCTGAGATTTCCATCTTGTTTTCACCTCCTGTTTATTTCTTCGCAAGCTTCGTTGACGAACCTTCTCGTCTCTTTGCACATTTCATCTACATAGCTGTCTACAATTTTGAAATAATAAGCGGCTAATATTTTTGTTGTTGCAATCGAAACCGCAACAGAAGTCGTGGCGCAGGCTATTGCCATTGCTATTACCATTTTTCTTTGCCCTCCATTTACGCTGTCTTAGCTCCCAGCTGTCTGATCGTCTGGAATCCGGCCATCATGCCCTTAATGTAGATCTTTTCATCTGGTGTCAATTCTTTGTACATCGGAATCAGTTCTTTTACATCTTCCAACTGGTTGCTCATGTTTTTTTCGTTCTGTACTGTTGTCATATGGTTTTCTCCTTTCTTAATGTGATTTTATGTTTACTTTTCTCGACCTACCATCATCGGTACCGGGTGGTCATTCCCGGTAGACGGTCATTGCTGACCGTTTCGGTTGTTTTGTTCTTTGCTTGACTTTCCTCGTTTTGTGCTCCTATACTTTATTTACAGGCTCTGGCCGGAGCTGAGTATTAAAAGAAAGGAGTGGTTAATATGTTGAAATATTTGCTAATACTCTTTGGTATCATTTATCTTTCTGGTATCGTCTCCAGTATTTTCAAAATTGCGGAGACTGTTTCTCTTTTAGAAACTTTGGAAAAATATTTACAGTCCGCTACAGTCGAGTCTTATACATCTTTCATACCACATGAAGACTATTTTCCCGCTCGTCGCACTCTTTTGTTGCGATATCCACGGATCGTTCATCATTTAGGTGTCAATTGTCCGAATCTTGCTTACGGGCAACCCGATAATGAAATTTATATGAACGCTACTCGCATTTACAATGATTTGTCTATGCAGAGAAATTACTATCTATCTAGTTTCATTCGTTCATTTAACCCGCGAATGGCTTTTTGGAAACTTCTCCAAATTCCCACAACCATCGTAAGAGGAATGGGATTCTCTCTATCTCCCAAGAGTTCCAAATTTATTAACCCCTTTGGATGGATCATTACTTATATCCTTAATATGTATGCCGTGGAAATAAAGTCCTTAATTAGCTCATTCTTCCACTAAAACCCGCACACATAAAAAGATTAGTGAGTATAAAACAGATGACTCCCACTTAGTCATTTCTGTATTCATCAGGATTCTTGAGATTTGCACAAGAATAAATGCTACTACAATCGAGATACTATTCTTTTTACCTGTGGACACTTTTTCACCTCTTTCCAGATTATTTTTTATCTTGGGGACACTTCGATGTCTCCAAGATCTTTTTCATAATCTTTCTCCCATCTTCTCTTCAAAAATTCCCCTATTGGTGAATCTCTGTATGCGATCGCTTTTGCTACTCTTGCGCATTTCTCTTTTACTTCCAGATAATTAGAAGATTCCTCTTTTATTTTTCTGTAATATTTATCAGCAACCGCTTCCATGTCTTCAATTAACTTGTTCAGTTCACTTAGTTTATCCATCTTTCCTCACCTCCCTGTCGCGTTGTTTGTTCCTTACATAGACATCATAGTTCACTAAATAGGTTTTGTCAATCATTTCTTGTCTATTCAATGAACTTTTTTATTGACCTTTCCGTTTTGCTGTGCTATGCTACGAATGAAAGAGAGGTGAATAACCATTGACTCAAGGTGAACGTATTAAAGCAGTTCGTAAGGAACTTGGTTTGACACTCGAAAAATTTGGCGAAAAATTGGGTGCTAAAAAGAATACTATGAGTGCTATAGAAACTGGACGTAATTCGTTAACTGACCAAATGGCAAGATCTATCTGCAGAGAATATAATGTGGACTATGATTTTTTGATGTACGGTGAAGGGGAAATGTTTACAGATCTCCCGAAAACTATCGTAGATGAACTGTGTATGCAGTTTGATCTGGATGATTTTGATCGAGCTGTCGTAGAAATGTATCTGGATCTCCCAGCCGAATTACGGCAGGCGATAAAAGCTAGAGTTAAAGATATGGTACAGAAAGTCGATTGGGATAAATAGCAAGGTGGTGATTTTATGACACACGGCGAACGTGTAAAAGTGATACGTAATTCTCTAGGACTTACGCTCCAGAGTTTCGGGCGTCCTTTAGGAGTAACAAAAACTGCTATATGTAATATAGAAAAAGGGAACCGCAAACTTACCGATCAGATGGCAAAAGCCATCTGCAGGCAGTATAACGCGAATTATGATTACCTGATGTTTGGTGATGGGAACATGTTCCACGAATTATCAGAAGCGGCTCTGGATGAATTATGTTGCCACCTGGATGAATCCGACAGATCTTTCATCAAGACGTACATAACTTTGCCGCCTAACATAAGAAGATCTCTAAGAGGGAACCTGAATGCTTTTGTAGAAAGCAATGGTGCTATATAGAAGAAGGGAATCCCCGACCGCATACATGTCGTGATTCCCTTTCAGTTACCGGTATATGTAGATTCGTTTTACAAAATCATATACCCTCTTTAGTTGTCCCGGAGACAGCTTTTTCAGAATAATATTTATTTTTCTGATCATTTCGCACCACTCCTTTGTTGGAATGATTTTACTGCCTGGTACAGCGTTTTGCAATAGATCTGACTAATATTTCCGCATATACGGAAATATGTCCCGGATATCATCCGATGCCCGGGACAAGTGGTATAATCTATTTACGATCACAATCATACAGATCTGAGACATTACAGTCCAGCGCAGTTGCAATCGCATACAGCTGCCGAAGCGTTGGAGAAGTTTTCCCGTTTTCAATATTGTTAAGCGTGGTTTTACTGATTCCTGTCAACGCTTCCAGCTGTACGAGCGTCAGCTTCTTTTTCGTACGTGCCTGCCACGTCAGCACCTCCATGAGCATGCTCCTCCTGATGTGTATTATCTGCACAGCAAGGCTATGTTATGTATGTATCATTGGTGTTAATTCGTAAAATAATAGAAGTCCCAGTGTTGGTGCACCAGAGCTCCTAGATTGAATACTATACAGGTGTAAAACCTGATACAATATATTGAATCATATAAAAACCGCTTGACACATGGATTTTAGCGTGGTATTATCAAGTTACTTTTAGAGAGATTATTTTCTTTTTAAAAGCATATACTATTTTGGAACGTACTCCGGTGTCCTTCGGGCCCGGGGTCTTTTTATTTATATCCTTTTATGGAGGCACAAATGAATCAAAAACCCTTTAAAACACACGAACAATTAATCGAATTATTAGAAACACGAGGCATCGACTT